CCCGGAGCGGATTCCCAATCCGCACCGCGGGCAGGTGCTGGCAGGGCCCCGGCTCGCCCGCTGCCGATCGGGCCCGCATCGGCGCCGCAGGCGGATCAGGCCGGCCCGGCAGGGCAGGCGGGCCCCCCGCAGGGGGGGGGAGCGGCGGCGCCCAGCGCTGGGGACACCACCGGATCACGCGACCCAAAAACGGGTAAAAACGAAAAAGCGCGAATTGCGCGGGTCGGGCCAGGTCTGCAGGATGGCAGGAGAGGGGGCCAGGAGAGCCAGGAACACGCCCGTGAGGCGAATCAGGTGTGAGTGGGCACCCACCCCAACGGAAGGGCCTTGTGAGGGCATCTGCAGGGGTGTTGCAGTGGAGGGCCCTGCAGGCGGGGTGGGTGTGAATGGGCCGCTGTCTGGCTATGGATTATTTCTTCCCTGAATAGAGAATCTAGAGGGCGCGTCAGATGGGCGAGTGGTGGACTGGCATGAGGTGGGGGCTATGTTGTGGCCACCCTCAACAGGGTAGATAGCACTCCCCTTGCTATGACTGGTTTCAGCATTTTGTGTCCCATGCGTCTTTCCTATGCCAGTCGCAGGAATGTCGTAGGGGTTTCCTAGGGGTGAGATAGCTCTGTTCCCCATAACAAAGCCTCGTTGTTCTTCATGTCAGGCTATTTCGATGAAGCGGATCGTTTCGTGATGGTGCATCAGGCTCAAGACCTGGAGGGCCTTCTCGCAGCTCTCGCCAGGCGTGACCTTCAGCACCGTGACATCAGCGTGTTGTTGGCGATGATCAGCCGCATGGATCGCACCGGCAAGGTGCGTGTCACTGCGCTTGCCCTGGCTGAACAGCTGGAAATGGCGCACACCGTCTGCATTGGTTCCATCAGCCGGCTGCGTAAACACGCTGTCCTGGTCAAGGTCTATGACCGGCAAAGCGGCAGTCATTACTTCATCCTCAACCCCTACGTCGCCAGCATTGGCGGTCCGCAAACTCGCGGACACCTCTGGGCTCAGTTCAAGGCCGCACTGGAGGATGCCGGATGACGCGATACCCTGTGCTTGATTGCACTGCACCCGTGTACGTCTCAAACTCAGAGCGGATTCGTCTTGGGCTGCAGGCCTGGGGTTCTGATGTGCCTGATGACGTGGTGGCAGAAGCTGAGCAGGCGCTGCTGGGAGCTGTGTGCCCTGCCCCAACGGACACGACCGCAACGCCGGCCAAACGGGCGCGCACCACAAAGGGTCAGTTCCAACCTGATGACCCGGCCACCGAAGAGGTGAACGAAGCCTTTGTTGAGGGTTAGGCTGTGCTGGTCGTGCGGGGGTGGTTCCCTGGCGATCCATCGGTGACCCCGGTGGTAGGTGGTGAAACCCCTTCTGCTTCGGTGGGAGGGGTTTCCCTTTGAGCTGGTCGCCAATCCCACCTGAGATCGGTCCTGGACGGTTCGCCTATTTCGTCTGCTACCTGCTGCGGGAGCTGAACCTGGCAGAGACGCCCACCCGACAGCAGCTGGGCATCTGCGACTGGATGGAGAACGGTCCCAACCGGCAGATCACCGTTGGCTTTCGTGGTGTGGCCAAATCCACCATGGCCGCCTTCCGGGCCTTGCATCGTCTGCGCATTGACCCCTTCAACGAGAAGGTGTTGATCCCTGGCAGCACGTTGGAAAAGGCGGTGGAGATCACCACCTTCATGCAGCGCTGCATCCGTGACATCGACATCCTGCGCTGTCTGGAACCACGCGCTGATGGCCGGAGCTCTACCAAGGCGTTCGATGTGGGGCCCGCGATCGTGGATCAATCGCCTTCTGTTCGTGCCGTTGGCATCCTCTCACCGGCATTGACCGGCAAACGCTGCACCTGCGCCATCCCGGATGACATCGAAACCCTGAACAACTCGATCACACCCCTGAAACAGGAGCGCCTGGCGCAAGCGGTCACAGAGCTCGAAGCGATCCTCAAACCCGACGAGGGTCAGGAGCTGCCGCGGATGATCATGTTCCTTGGTACGCCGCACCTCGAGACATCGCTCTACCTGCGGTTGGTGCGTGAACGCAACTACGCCATCCGCTACTGGCCTGCTCGCTACCCCAATCCGAATGACCCCGATCAGTGGGACTGCTACGAGGGCGCGCTGGATCCAAGCATCGCGGAAGCTGTGATCGAACAGCCGGCACTGGCCGGCACACCAACCGATCCAGAACGGTTTGGTGATGAGGAGCTACGTGGCCGCGAGATGCGGATGACGCGCGCCACCGTGCAGCTGCAGTTCATGCTCAACTGCCGGCTGTCCACCCTGGATCGTTACCCGATCCGCCTTGGCGATCTGATCGTCATGTCGCTCGATGGCAAGGCACTGCCTGAAGTGGTGGCATGGTCTGCCGCCAATGAACACCGCATGCAGAGCCTGCCGTGCGTTGGCCTGGGCAGTGACCGCACCTACTTCTCACCCGCCATGGTGCAGGGCTGGGTGCCTCAGACCGAAACCTGGCGTTGCATCCTTGCCGTCGATCCCGCTGGTCGCGGTAGCGATGAGCTGGCATGGACCGTCATTGCAGAACTCAACGGCAACCTGTTCCTCCTCGACTGCGGTGGTACCACACGCGGCTATGAGCCGGAAGTGCTCGAGATGCTTGCTGACAAGGCCAAACGCTGGAAGGTCAACACGATCGTGGCCGAATCCAACCTCGGCGATGGCATGTTCACCGCTTTGCTGCAGCCGGTCGTGCAAAAGGTGTTCCCCTGTTCGATCGAAGAGAAGCGCGTCACAGGGCAGAAGGAACGTCGCATCGTTGATGTGCTCGCCCCATTGGTGCAACAGCATCGCCTGGTGGTGAACCAAGACGTGATCCAGCGCGACTGGGCTGGTGCTGAGCGTGATCCCGATACTGGCCACGCTCGATCGCTGATGTTCCAGCTCAGTCGAATCACCATCGAACGTGGGGCGCTGCAGTTCGATGACCGGATTGATGCCCTCAGTCTTGGTTGCGGCTGGTTTGTTGATGCCGCAGCACAGGATCAAGAAAAGGCGCAGCAGCAACGCAAAAACGAGCTGGATGACGAGAACCTGCGCGCTTGGTTTGATGAAAACGGCGCCTGCATTGATGCCCTGGCAATGGGTTGGAAGCCGCGGCCGCGTGGCATGGCCCACGGGGGCATCAAGCGCTGAGCTGCTCGTCCTTGCGCAGTGGCACCACCTTGGCCTTCTGCTCGAGGGTCTGGAAGTTCAACTTGCCCGCCATCCGCGCCAGATCAGCCGTGGGTGTGTCAGGCATGGCAGCTGCACTGACCTGATTCTGCTTCAGCAGCTGCAGAGCAACGCGCAGATCGTCATTGCTGGCGCCATTGCTGATGCGTTCCCGCACAGCGCTGACAACCTCGGCGTGCAGTTCCTCCAGATCCTTGTTCAGATCCGCCATTGTCAGCTCTCCTGGTACACCGACACGAACATCTTGCCGCGCTTCAGGCGGGGCATGATGTGATCGCGCAGATCAGCGTTATGGCAGCGGATGCAGCCATGCGTTGGCAGCAGGGCCTGACGAGGCTGCCAGCAGCCGGGCCAGCCAAGCCCCGACCCGCCGCCATGGATAGCGATGCCAGCACGCCCGTAGCGGCGCTCCTGCGCTTCCAGCTCGATCAGATCCAGCGTGTACCAGCCATAAGGCATCAGCTCTGGTTGGCGGCCGGGGGCATCACCCAGGCGGTCGTAATCACGCCACACCGAACCCACCCGGTACAGGCCAGGCGGTGTGTCGGTGTTGGGCTCACCCCATTGGTTGTCACGTCCCTGCCCACGGGCCAATGCCGTGAGCTTGAACAGTTGGGTGCCTTCGAAACTCCAACCGGTCAGCGTTTCGCTCTGATCGTTGACGACCAGATGGGTGTCACCCAGCTGGAACCCCCAGTCCTGCGGTTTGGTCTTCGGGCCGATGAGTGTCATGACGATCAGGCAAAGGCGATGAACCCAGACACGTCGTTGGCAGCCAGGCCGGTGGCCGTGTTGTCGGTCAGACCCTTGGCTGAGGTGACGCTGTAGGTGATCGCTGTGGCAAAGCCCAGGCCGCCATCCAGCGCCCGAGAAACAGCGCCGCCAGCAGGGATGTCAACCTCAAACGCTGCAGCTGTGGTGCCAAGTGTTGGCGCCGTGGCGTTGAAGATTTTGACCGAGCGCAGTGCTGCCCCACTGTTCTGCAGGTGGTAGCCGAGCAGGCGACCGGCGGAGGCCTTCACGGTTGCCACCGCTGGCGTTGCCGGGCTCAGGACGCTCACGAATGAGGCTGCACCGGTGGCGTTGGCCCGGTACTGAACGCCGACATCACCAATGGCGTTGGTGCTGGCGCCCGCAGTGACAGGCTGCGTGGCCAGCCACATCTGCTTGCCATCGTCGAACTGGATGACCGCAAACGTGGTGGTGCCGGCTGTGGTGGCAGTGCTGAGGCGCAGCCGCAGGAAACGCGCGACCACTGGCAGCACGAACAGACCAGCAGCACTGATCGTGGCTGCGGTGGCCCCAAGCGGTGTGAGCAGAGTGCCCGGCTGCCAGTTCACGTTGTCGTTGGACCACTCCGGTGTCACCACACCGGTGGTGCCCATCGCCACGCACTGGATGCTGACCGACCGATAGAAGGTGCAGTCCAGGGGCATCAGGATCGTGTTGATCGGGATGACGCCGGCCACGCTGTAGGAAGTCAGCCGGGCTTCCAGCGGCAGGCGCTGCGTGAGGCCCGGGGTTTGGATGGTGGGTGTTTGAGTCATCGTTTGACGTTGGGGGAATTGAAGATGCCGGCCATCAGCTCGATGGCGCGGTAGAGCTTGACGACCAGTCGCCGGTAGGTGCCCAGCGCCTCGTTGTCCTTGGGTGTGGGGGTGATGTTCACCACCACCACGGCAACGCCATGAATGGCGATGGCCAGATTCACGTAGTCGGCCAGGTGCTTGGTCACAGCTTGCTCTCCACGTTGCGAAGGCGGTCTTCGTGGTCCTTGAGCATCACCTGGACGCCTTCGAGGATCGTGGTGGTGCGGGACTCAAACCGCCCGAGGCCATTGGCGATCTTCCAGAGCGCCATGACGCCGGAAGCTCCCAGGCTCACCAATGCGATCACTGAAGCTGGGTCCACGCTGGCAAGAGGACTGCACCCATGCAGGGTAGCGGGTTGGCAAGCAATGGCCAGTCAGTGGTCATGCTTTGTTTGCCCTCACGCGGAGAGTGCCGCTTGCTAGATCGACAGCACTGCCTGACTTATTTTGGAATCGCACGGAAACTGTATCTGCAGCGGACACCTCTGAACAGCACCGGTTCCTGTTTGTATAAAGCCGCCACCAAGGTCGGCTAGGTCTCGTGTTTTTGTCATGGTTGGCGCTTATGCTGCGGTGATTTGATACAGAGCTTTCATGTTGTACCACCTTCCTGTGCCATCATTGTTAAACGTAAGCGTGGCGGTAGATGTTCCGTTATTTGTAATCGTGTAGGCTGGAGGAGTAGTGACTGCGGTGAGCGTCACGTTACCGACAACACTTTTAACAGCATCAATAAGCAAGGCTGAGGAGGTAACGCCATCGTTTCCAGAAAAATGCACACGCGCCACCGCCCAGTTGGGACCGATGAACTTACTTATTTCGGTATCCATTAACAACGCCAAGCCCCAGTTGAGGTCAACATTACCTACCGGATAAGTTGCATTGTATCGAATAGCAAAGGTTTTGACGGGTACAGTAACTACCCCGTTTGTTGTCACTGGGTATGTGTTGTGAAGCTTTGTCAAGCTTTGAAAGCCACCCCTGTCAAGAGTCACGTTTGCCAAGGCTGCAGTTGTAGCTGTGCCTCCAAGAGTGACAAGTCCATTGGTGGCGGGATTGTCAAAGAAATACCCAGCGCAGGCGTCAATAACCACGCCAGAATAGTTATCCATCAACCGCCACATGTTGGCAGAACCGCCAGCAATAAAGCAGTGAGAGAACTTCATCTTGCTGTTTGTTATTTCAGCAATGGTGGTCCCGTATCCTTCAAACCATGAGTCGGTTACGAGTAATTCGTCACCAATTCCAGCGGCTTCCCCGTAATTTTGAACCTGAATAGACTTTTGCGTGACACCTTCAAAGGTGCATTTATCAATGCGAATGGCGCCACCAGAGCCTATAGGAGTTACGCCAGCACCAGTCTTGATGATGATGGCGTTTGCTATGTTCCCCTGGAACATGCAATTTGCAATCAGGGTAAGGTTGGCGTCAAATCTAAGACCACCAGTTGATCCAACCTTGGTTTCCATCAGGATCCCAGTGGTTCCACCGACAATGCCATGCCTTTTGAAGTCAAAGACACAGTTAATGCAACCTAGTGCATAAATCGCAGTCTCAAAGTCGTCGAAGCCCAAGTCTTCGTAGTATCCATTAGATACAATGTCTAACCTGAGGCCAACTGATCCTGCTGCAACGCTATTTCTCTTAAAGTGTAGGCCTTTAATTCTCATCGGCATAATGCCGTAACTATTGCCGTTGCCAACAGTTAGGCAAGCGCCAGTCCCAGTGTGCAAAATGGTTGCTCTGCCAATGGCTTCTAATTGCAGAACAACGGGAGGCGTAGGAACGGTTAGATTGCCTGCTACAACATAAATACCAGCCGGGAATTGAACTGTAATGGTGACAGTCGGGGTGTAAGGCGAATAGTGTTGAGCAAGACTTAGTGCATAGTTGATAGCCGCTTGAATCGCCGCTGTGTCGTTGGTTGTCCCATCTCCCACCGCCCCAAAGTCCTTAACGGACACCACATCCTTAAGCTTGGAATCAACAGTCCTAGTAGCTGCGCCCGTACCGCTCTGAGTAAACGACAGCTTGCTAGCCACAATGCCAGCTGCGGCGTTCACATCAGCATCGACGATCGCACCGTCCTGAATCTTGCCGCTGGTAACCGCACCGTCCTGAATCTTGCCGCTGGTAACCGCAGCGTCCTGGATCTTGCCGCTGGTAACCGCAGCGTCCTGGATCTTGATTGTGGTAACAGCATCGCTTGATAGCTTATTGGCTGTGATCGACCCGTCTGTGACGTTTGTGTTGGGGTTGATCCCCAATACCTCAATGTAGTCCTTGTGTTCCTGGATGGCGTAGAAGTTCTGCAGGTCAGCGGTATCCAGCGCATCAGCGGTCAAGGCGCTGCCATCGTTCCAATCCACCAAGCGGCTGGTGGTTGGTGTTTCGCGGCGGATGCTCAGCGTTTGGCCAACAACCGGCGCGGTACTGAGCTGCACCTGTGTAGCACTCGTCCAGGTGTAGTTGACGCCATCGGCCAGCAGCTGCGTGTACCCCCCGCTCTGCAAGCTCAACCCGTAGTACAGCTTGACGTGTGCCCGCAGCAGGTACGGGAACGGCACTGTGAACGTGACCGTTGACCCGTTGCCCGGGTACTGCACGTAGGAGAAGGGCACGGCTAGGTCTGCAGGGCTGTAGACCTATTGTGCCGAAACGCCCAGCCCCTTCAAGAACTTGCTGGCTTCCCTCAGCTCTTCCACCGCCTGCTGGTTCTGAATGATCGTCATTTTGGTCTTGGCCTCGCTCCATTCCTTGGCGGGCTGGCTGGTGCCGGCTGCAGCGCGACGTTCCAGCTCATCCTGCGTCAGCAGGTCGTAGTAGTCGGTGACACCGCGGATCAGCTTCTGGGCAATTTTCTCACGGCGCAGTGCCGGCGGCAGGCCGCCAGGAGGGGCGGATGACAGCTTGTCGTCGTCTTCCAGCCGTTGATACCAAGGGCTGGTGAACAGGGCGTAGAAGGCCTCCTTCTTGGTGCGGCCATTGGTGACACGATCAAGGATTTGCGTGAGAGGCAGGCTGGCGCCGCCATCTTTGCGAATCCTGATCCCGTCACTGGTGACCGTCTCAATGGGCATCGAGAACCGCGCGTCAACGCTTTTCCCTGCAAGGCCCATGCGAGCTGATGGCGGCAGATCGGCGGGCGCCTTGATCTTGCCGTGGATGTCGTTGTACTCCTGCTGGAGGTCATCTGACATTGCGATGCCATCCAGCTTCCGCTCAAGCAGCGGCTTTGGCGGATCAAGCATGTCCTGCGTGTCGAGCTCGCTGTAGACCACATCGTTGACCTTCCCCTTAGGCCAGACGGCCGGGAAGAACATGGGGAACGCGCGGGACAGGTTGATGCCAAGGACGTGCCCTCGCGGTGTGCCGAGGTGATCGGCCTCCTTGCGCTTGGCGCCCAGGGCGCCCGCCGCCAATGGAATGGTGTCCATCAGGAAGTTGCGCAGGAACTGCTCTGCCTTCGCTGTCGCGTCGTCCAGTCCCAGCAGGTATTCCTGGTTGGCAGTGCTCGGTTCGTCGCGGTAGAAGCTCTGGCGGTCCATGCCAAGAGCACGCTCGAGATTTCGCTCTGCACCGATGAATGGGATTTGACCAGCACCCATGAAGCCGACGAACTGGCTCAGCTTCTCTCCGGCTTTCTCCGTGCCAGACAACATGGCTTCAAGCAGCAAATGCAGCTGCTGCACGCCGGCCTGGCGCGTGATGTGGCTGGTCAGCACCTTCATGGTTGTCATCGCCAGCTCGTTGCCGTCGTAGTCGTTGGTCAGGGCCGATGTCGCCGCGTCCTTCACGTCCTTCCAGAGGAACAGGACATTGAGGACCGGGAAGCCGCCGAGCTTCATGCCGAACAGCGTGTTGCGTCGGTCAGGGTCAGGATCGGTCCCGCCGCCAACCTGCCCGGCCGCGTCAAGCACGCCGAACGCTGCCAGTAGGGCCCCGCTCATCACCCACCCGGCCTTGACTCGAGCGACCAGTTCCGGCGATGCGTCCTTGCCGGCGTTGATCATCTTGATCGTGTCGATCACGCCGAACGTGGCCAGGCGGTGATCAAACAGCAGGCCCATGAACGGTGAGCGCCAGTACGGCATCACGTAGCGATCCACCATCCAGTTCTGGCGGAGGCCCATCATTCCCCGATCCAGCACCTCCCCGGGGTTGCCGGTTGGTGCGTCCTGGAAACGCATCTCGGAGGAGTACCGCAGCGCTTCCACCGATTCCGGTGTGGCCATGGTCGGGGCGCCGGCCATGTTGCGCTCGGCAAGCATCGCCCCAATCTCGTCGTCAGTGAAATCGCTGCCCTTGAGGCCGTTCTGCTTGCGGAAGGCCTTGATGTCGCTTTCGCTTGGCGTCGCCTGGTAGATCGCTTCATCGAGCTGGCGTTGCACCCATTCCGCCCTGGTCCGGTCGTCAAACAGCCCGAGCTGATTGCCCTCCATGCGCGCTTTGACCTCAAGCTCGGCTTTCAGCTTGAAGAGGTAGTGGTACTTGCCAAACACCTCATCCACGCCAGCCATGGCCCGCAGGGCGGGTTTCCATGGGGTGTAGAGGTCAATGTCCTTCGCGCTGATGCGTTGGATCCCCTCGCCTCTGGAGAGGCCAAGGGCAGCCACCGATGCCTCCAGCCGGTTCATGCCCGTGTAGAACGTGCCGCCTGGCTTGGTGAGGAACAAGATCCGCGCCGCGGCCTGCAGCTTGTTGGTGAAGATCCCCATGTTGTGCGGGTTGACCAGCCGCATAGCCCAGTTGGGGCCAGGCCGGTAGGGCATATCGAGGATGCCCTGCATGTCCGCGATCTCCTGTTCATTGGTGAGCAGCCGCTTGCCGTAGGTGTCGAGGTTGCCGCTGTAGTGGCTCACGCCGTTCTGGAACACCCGCTGCAGGTCACGGCTCCAGGTGGCGCGCAGAGTGGTCCAGGCGTAGTTGTGGGCCTCGCTGGTGATCTTCAGCGCTTCCATCAGTGGGGCGCGGGTGAGTTGCGTGCCGATCGGCGTTAAGCGCGCGCCGTTGTAGAAGGTCTGCTGCACCGGCCCGAAAATGGCCATCACGCCGTTGCTGCCGAGGTTCAGGTACTGCGTGTTGAGGTTGCCAAGCTGGCTGTCCTTCACCAGCGCCGTGGCCATCCGCATGTGGGTGTTGAACCAATCCTTGTCCAGTCGAGCCTTCGGATCCAACCCATCAATCTTGGTGGTGTCGATCAGGAAGTCCAGCTGTTTTGAGTCGCCATTGTCGATCGCATCAACGACGCGAGCGAAATGTTCGTCGGCGCCGAGATCCTTGCCGGTCATGCCAAAGGCGTCTGTCACGCCTT